CCGCAGTACACGCCCATATTCGTCGAGCGCTCGCGGCGCCTAGCGCACGTGCGCAAGAATCCGGGCGAGCTACCGAAGCTCCGCGCGTTCTACCGCGACAACATCGCGCAATTCATCAACGACTGGGGCGTAACGGTCGACCCGCGCGTGATCGCCAAGGGCCGGCCAGCGGTCATGCCCTTCGTGCTGACTCCGCGTCAAATCGAGTGGTTGGAGTTCTCGCTCGAATGCTGGCGCAACCAAGAGCCCGCACTGACCGAGAAGTCGCGCGACGTCGGCATTAGCTGGCTCGCGATGGCGCTGTCCGTGTCGCTCTGCCTATTCCACCGCGACGTACAGATCGGGTTCGGCTCGGCCAAGGAGGACAAGGTGGATCGCAGCGGCGACCCGGACTGTCTGTTCTACAAGGGCCGGATGTTCGCGCAATACCTGCCGCGCGAGTTTCGAGGCGAGTGGTCGGTGAAGCGGAACAGTGCGCACATGCGGTTGCTGTTTCCGTCAACGTCGAGCGCGATCACGGGCGAGGCGGGCGACAACATCGGCCGAGGCGGACGGTCGTCGCTCTACTTCGTTGACGAGGCGGCGCACCTCGAACGCCCGCAGTTAATCGACGCATCGTTGGCGGGCAACACCGACGCGCGTCACGACATGTCGAGCGTGTTCGGTACGGCCAACCCGTTTGCGACCAAGGCGCACGGCGGCACGATCAAAAAGTTTACGTTTCACTACCGCGACGACCCGCGCAAAACCCAAGAGTGGATTGACAAGAAACAGGCCGACACAGATCCGGTGGTGTGGGCTCAAGAATATGAGATCAATTACGCCGCGTCCGTCGAGGGCGTTGTCATCCCGAGCGTTTGGGTCGCGGCGGCCGTTGACGCGCACATTCGGCTCGGTATCGACCCGAGCGGTATCGAAGAGGCGGCGCTTGACGTCGCGGACGAGGGGCGCGACAAGAACGCGTTTGCGATACGCCACGGCATCCTGCTCAAGAGCGTCGAGGAGTGGAGCGGCGCGGGCTCGGACATTTTCGGGACGACGGTCAAGGCGTTTGCGTTGGCCGACGCCGCGAAGCTCCCCGGATTCAGCTATGACAGCGACGGCCTCGGCGCCTCGTGCCGGGGCGATGCGCGGGTTATCAACGAGGCCCGCGCGGCCGAAGAGCGCAAGGAACTCGACGTCGACGCGTTCCGGGGTTCGGCCGAAGTGCTCGATCCCGAAATGATCGTGCCCAACACAGACCGCAAGAACAAAGACTTTTTCGCGAACCGCAAGGCGCAATGCTGGTGGGCGCTCCGCTACCGCTTCGCCGAGACGTTCAAGGCCGTAAACGGCAAGCCGTACGACCGCGACGCCATTATCAGCATCGCCTCGGGTTTCAAATACCGCTCGAAACTCTGCGTCGAGCTATCGCAGCCCACGTACAAGCTCAACACGGCCGGGAAAATCGTCGTCGACAAATCGCCCGAGGGCGTGGCGTCGCCGAACCTCGCCGACGCGGTCATGATGGTTTTCGCACCGAAACGCCTCCCGCTGGCGATCCACCCGTCGTTGCTGATACCCTCGCCGCACACTCAGTGAGGGCTGACCATGCCGTCGCACCGCACGCCACGCCCGGCCCGTGGCGCTCCGCTGTATCTAAACCAACCGCAACGACGCATCCCGCCGACGGGACAGCAACACGTCAACCAACTCGGGCGACCGCCAGCGCCCACGCCGCCGCACCCCTCGCGCGCCGAGGCGCCTGCCCCGGTCGTCGCCCCCGACACCATCGCTGTTGAGAATCGCGACGTGCCGGTGCAGGTGATCGCGGATTGGGCCGCATACGAAGCGTTGCGCGGTAGTTGGAACGACGAGGACGAAGAGTATCGACCGCCAACGCTTGAGGCGGGCGACTGCTATTTCGGCAGCTATCAGGGCGTGGACGAAAAGGATTTGCGCTGTCTGTGGCTCACGTTGCCGACCGCTGACGGCGGCGTGTCGACCGCGTGCATTGACATCGTGCCGCCGGGCGGCAACCCGCCACTGAAAGAACATCCGCGTTGGAACTGGAACGGTTCGATTGAGCGGCCCTCGCTCACGCCGTCGATTCGACACGCGAATATCGAGAGCGGCCGCTACTGGCACGGTCATTTAGTCGACGGGGTGCTCGTCGGCTGCAAGGGCGAGAGGAAACCCAACAAATGAGCAAGTCCGCCGTCCGACTCGTGCCCGCCACGCGCGAGCCGACGCACATTTCCGAAATGATGGAATTCCTCGCGGCGATGAATCCGCCACCGGCCGAGAAAAAATGGCCGATCCGGGCGCCCGAACTGTTCCCCGGTGTGATCCCCAACGGCAACACGCGCCGCGCGCAGGCCGCACCGAAAAACGATCCGGCCGAGCTTGGCGTGTATCTCGCGCTCGACAGCGAGGCAATGGCGCCGTTCTACAGCTACGCCAACCAGTTCAATTGCGGGATCGGCTTTCCGGGCTATGCGTACCTGTCGGAGCTTGCACAGAAGTCGGAATTTCGCGCGCCGGTCGAGACCATCGCCGACGAAATGGTGCGCAAGTGGATCAAGTTCACGACTCAGGACGGCGGCAAGAAGGCCGACAAGATCCGCCAGCTAACCGAGGCGTGCGAGCGGTTCAACCTGCGCGGCCACGTGCGGCTGATGTTGCAACACGATCAGTATTTCGGGCGCGCGCAGATTTACCCGCGTATCGCCGGGCAGACCAACGACGTCGGCCGCCAATTGCCGCTTGTGGTCGATAAGGCGGCGATCAAAAAGGACTCGCTCCTCGGGTTCAAGGTCATTGAACCGATTTGGACCACGCCGTACACGTACGATTCGCTTGACCCGACCGAGCCCGACTTTTTCAAGCCGCGCGCGTGGTACGTGATGGGCAAGCGCACGCACGCCTCGCGCCTCATTACGATTTGCTCGCGCCCGGTGCCGGACATCCTCAAGCCCGCGTTCAACTTCGGCGGCATGTCGGTGTCGCAGCTAATCGAGCCGTACGTCGGCCGCTGGCTCTCGACGGTGACGGCCGTCAACCAGTTGATTCGCAACTACTCGATCATCATTCTCAAAACGAATATGCAAGCGACGCTGGCGGGTAAAACCGACACGGGCGTATTCGGTCGCGCGAAGCTCTTTACGCAGATGCGCGACAATCAAGGGCTCTTCCTCGCGGACAAGGAGCAAGAGGAGCTTGACCAGATCGCGGTGCCGCTCTCGGGGCTCAGCGAGCTACAGGCGCAGGCGCAAGAGCACATGGCCGCGCCCACGCACATTCCGCTCGTGAAGCTCACGGGCATCACGCCGTCGGGCCTGAATGCGTCGAGCGAGGGCGAGATTCAGGTTTTCTACGATTACATCAACGCGCAGCAAGAGGCCGTGCTCCGCGATCCGATTCGTACGCTACTCGAAATCATTCAGCTATCGGAGTTCGGCGAGGTCGACCCGGACATTTCATTCATGTTCGAGCCGCTCGACGCGCTGACGGCGAAAGAGCTTGCCGAACAGCGCAAGTCGGACGCCGAGGCGGGCGTCGCGTACATCAACGCGGGCGTTATCGACAACAACGAAGAGCGCGACCGAATCAAGAATGATCCGCTGTCGGGCTACACGAACCTTGAGGGCGAGGCGCCGGAGCCCGAGCTACCCGATCTTGACGAGAACGGCGAGCCCGTAGCGCCGGGCGCTGCCCCTGCGGCTGCGCTCCCCGGTGCGCCGAAGCCCAAGGCGAAGCCGAATGGCAAGACTGCGGCCGATAAATAAACCGGTCGCGGACGCCACGCGACCGAGCGCAGCTATCGAGGCGTGGTACCGCACGCAACTGACGCGTGTCCTTGAGGACATGAACGATTCGCTCTTGCTGCATTTGCAAGCGGCGTGGAAGCGGAACGAGCCCACCATCGGCTTTGGCACGGATGCCTCGCCCACCGTGGCGTTACGTCGCGCGCTCGCGAAGTGGGGCGACCTGTGGACTCAGAAGCTCAACGACATGAGCGATGAGCTATCCAAAAAGTTCGCGATCAAAAACTACCGTTACACCGACGCGTCAATGCGTGACGCGTTCCGCAAGGCGGGCTTTACCGTCAAATTCAAACCGACCGTCGCAAGTGTCGAGGCGTACCGCACGGTGCGGGCGGAACAGGTCAACCTCATCAAGTCGATTCCGGCGCAATACCTCAAGGACGTGCAAACGTCGGTGTGGTCTAGCGTGATGCGTGGTGGCGATCAGTACACGCTCGCGCAGAGTATCGAGCGAAACTACAAGGTCGGCCGGCGCCGGGCGGCCTTGATCGCTCGTGACCAAAACGCCAAAGCCAAGGCGGTCATGGAAAACGTGCGGCGCAGGGAATTGGGGATCACCGAAGCGATATGGTTGCACTCCCACGCCGGTATTACGCCGCGTCCGACGCACGTGGCGATGCACGGGAAAGTCTATAAAACAGCCGATGGGATGTACGATTCGGACGAAGGCAAGAACGTCTGGCCGGGCGAACTCATCAACTGTCGTTGCGTCTCGAAACCGGTAGTCCCGCTCGGCATTTGACATAGCGCGCTGTCGGACTGCATTATGTCCCCCCGTGAGCGCCGTCCTACGTCTCGGGTTCGATAGCAAGAGCAACCGCTCCGTCGACGCCGACGGCCGTCTGCACGTCGCGCTGACCAATCTGTCGAAGGCCGCCGTCAACGAGTATTGGGGTCGTGAGATCCCGAAATCTCAGGCGCTCGGGCTTGACCCGAACAAGCGCTATCGGCTCTACCGCGATCCGGTCGAGTTGGAAAAGGGCGCCTCGACATTCAACAACCTCCCCTTGCTCGTGACGCACGTCGGCGTGAACGCGGAAAATCCGCGCCCCGAAATGGTGTGCGGGTCAATTGGCAGCGACGTGCATTTCGACGCGCCGTTCCTCAAGGGCTCACTTTGCGTGTGGACCGCCGATGCAATCGCGCGCGTCGAGAGCGAGGCCACGCGCGAATTGTCTTGCGCGTACCGCTACGATGCGGATATGGTCTCGGGCGTCACGTCAACGGGCGAAAGCTACGATGGCGTCATGCGGAACATTCGCGGCAATCATGTCGCGCTCGTCGAGGAAGGCCGAGCCGGCCCCGACGTGTTGGTTGCTGATTCAAAACCCCGGAGTCTTTCAAAAATGCGCCGCTCAAATCTCGTTGCCGCTCTCGTCGCCGCGCTCCCCTCGGTTGAACTCCTCGCGCTCGACAAGGCGATTGATGCCGCCGAGGAAATGGAAGCCGCCGATGCGGAACTTACGCCCGAGGAGCGCAAGAGCGCAGAGGACGCGTTCATGGCCGAGAAGTCGGCGAAGGACGGCAAGGCGTGCGACTCGCTGACCGACGAGGAAAAGAAGGAAGCGGCCGACAAGGCCAAGGACAAGAAGGCTCGCGACCGCAAGGCCGCTGACGCCAAGGTCGCGGCCGACAAAAAGGCTGCCGACAAGAAGGCCCGCGACGAGGGCGACCCGTCGACCGGACGTGCGCCCGAGGGCGGCGCCCCCAACCCCGCGAAGGATGCGAAAGCGATGGACGCAGCAATCAAGAGCGCGGCGAGTGCCGCCGAGTCGAATGCCGTGAAGCGCGTCACCGCGCTGTTCGAGGCGCGCAAGGTCGTTGCGCCGCTCGTCGGCGAGGTCGCCTTCGACAGCGCCGAAGAGGTCTACGCGTTCGCGCTCAAGAAGGTCGGCGTCAAGGTCGAGGGCGTCCATGCCTCCGCCTACCCGGCGCTCGTGAGCATGGCGCTCGACTCGCACAAGGCGAAGGCCGCCAAGCCCTCGGGCAACGGCGACGGCATCGCGTACGATTCGGCGGCCGTGTCGTCGATTGACAAGGCGATTCCGGGACTGCGCGCCATCCGCGCGGCCTGATTCGCACGCCGTCAACTCTCTAGGGGCAAGACATGGGCAACGGAACCTTTCAGCAGAGCGTGCAGCGCCAGCCGGCACCGGCCGAGGCGGGCGACTTCGCGGGCTCGAACATCCGCGCATCGTTCCTTGCCGGCCCCGGTGAGCTTGTCGCAGGCCCCTCGGGCTCGCGCGTCGGTGTTTTCAACTTCGTCAACAACGGCGAGCTTCCGGGCGCGCGCGAGGCAAACCCGTACTTTACCGAAGGCTCGTCGGTCGGCTTCTGTCACCGCGAACAGCAAGCGCTGTTGACGGACTTCCTGCAGGGCAGCGGGCGCACCGTGCCGCACGGCTACGAAGTCTCGTTGATGAATCAGGGCGAGTTCTGGGCGCTCTTCGCGTCGGGCGGCGCCATCGGTGCGACCGTGTACGCACTCGCCGCCTCGGGCGAAGCGGTTGCAGGCGCGCCGACGATCACGCGCACCGTGGCGGCCACGGCGACATTCAACGCGACGACGTTGATGAACGTCACGGCCGATGGCACACCGACCGCGCAGTTTGGCGTGGGCTCGGTCATCACCGGCCCCGGCGTTCCGGCCGGCACGTTCATCGCGTCGCTCGGCTCGGGCACGGGCGGCACGGGCACGTACAATCTCAATCAGGCCGTGCCGGCCGCAGCGGGCGTGACGATCAACGCCACGTACGCGGTCGCAACGAACTTCACGCTGGCGGGCACGGTCGCCGCGAACGCGACGGCGACGGGCGTCATTGACAACACCGGGCTGTTGACGGTCTCGGGTGGCGTCACCGGCCCCGCGCTCGCCGCCGGCCAGTACCTCACGGGCGTTGGCGTTCCCCCGGGGACGTACATCACGGCGGCGGTCAGCGGCACGGGCGGCAACGGCACGTATCAGACCAACACGCTGATTCCCGTCACGTCGACCACGCTGACGTTCGGCGGCGGACAGGTCGGCAAAATCTCGACGTGGCAGGCGTAAGGAATCAACATGTCCGGTCCTACCACCCTCGGATTTCAGGATGTCGTCAACAACCAGCCGGCCCCGGCTGAATCGGGCGACTTCTACGGCACGAATCCGCGCGTGCTCACCATCGGTGGGCCGGGCCAGTACGTCGCGCCCCCGAGCG